TAAATCAGTTGTTGTCCAATCCACACCCGCCTGTACCTCGTCTAGTAACCCTTCAAAAGCTAGGGCATCATTTTCACCTCCAATTAAATTAGTGTTAGCAGTATCGGTTTGATCTAAATTAAATGGTGATAGGTTACTTAAAGATTGTTCATTAAAAGCTCTTCTTTTTACATATACTTTAGCAATATTTCCAAATCTAGCTGGTAATGATAAAGCTCTAAACTCATAATCATCTTTAGTAACACACCTATTCTGTGCTGAAAAATTACCTTTTATATTTTCTCGTATTTGGTCTAATGATTCTTCATCAGCACCACCAGCAGCTTCTTTGGGATTAATAACCGTAATGGTTTGAAAAGCTTCAGTATTATAAGTTGGTAATAAAGATTTTTTTGAAGTTACATTACTAATACTTCTAGCTGGGACATTACTCTTTACACCACCACCGACTCTATATGTTATAGTTAAAGTTGTATTGGATGGTGATTCACCCAATGAACGATAATCTACTGTTGGATTTAAAGCTGTTGGTAATGTACCTTGAACTAACGCGTTTAGTTCAACATTATTGGAAACTACATCTTCCAAAGCACTGGTATTACTATTTCCTTTACTTCTAATTAACCCATTACCAAAAACCAATGATGTTGTATTGTCTGAATTTGTTTCAACCACAAATCTTTTATTAACCGTTTTCATTGAATTTAATCTATATGGAACAGGTGTTGATATTTTTATATTTGTACTATCACTATCATCATCGTACGCGTTGTTTCTACCAGTTTGGGTATTGTCTGTCCAATGTGTTTCATCATAAATTTTATCTTGAGCTAAATATTCAACTTGATTCCATTTTTCATTATTTGAATCTAACACACTTATAATACTAATAACATTTATATCCGGTAATGTTAATCTTAAAAATTCGTCAGGTGAAGTAATTTTAAATTGTTTTTGTTTTGTTTCAGCTGAAACTGCGGGTACTGTTGTTTTTAAAGTATATGATGATGGTACACCAGTCGAGTCATCTATTTGAGCTACTTCTGGAGTATAAGAACCAGTTAAATTAAAATCAACAATATCTAAAACTTCAAATGAAATACCATTTATATCTGATTCTACAACAACCCCTTTATCCAATACTGAAGCGGATACCATATGAGGTGTTTTGTTTGGTCCATCACCAGTAACACCAACCGTTTGTGTAAATTCTAAATTAACCAACGCTGGGACTATGGGTTTAATTCGATATCCAAATGTTTTAGCTAAATTTGTTATATTAGCTCTTTCCTCTACAGTAGATACGAACATTTCTTTAAATTGTTGATCTATATAAAATGATAACACATCACCTACATAAGCGTTCATTTCCATCATCATCATTCCAGGTGATGTTTCATTAAAATCTCTATATGAGTTTGGAAAATATGTTTTCGCGTAATTAATTAAATCATTTTTTAAATTAGTAAAATCCTTATTTAAATAATTTATATAAGGTTTATTAGGGTTATATTTTTCATTTTTTGGCATTTATTTTCCCCAGTTATTTTAATACAATTTCTACAGACTCCATCATATTTGGAGTATTGTTCATGAAAAATTTTACATTTATATGTATAATACTTTGACTTGAAATAGAAGTAACATCTTCTTCTATCTTAATATCACCTACTGTTATATAAGGTAACCATTGTCTAATTGTATCTACTATAGAATCTTTAGTCAGTTGTATTAATTCTTCTGTTATATTTTGAAATAATAAATCTTCTAGTCCTAGACCTAACAAAGGATGAAATATTCTTTCACCCCTCCGTGTTAAAATTAAATTTCTAATATTTTCTCTTACCGCTTCCAATGTCAAAGTTGTAGATTCAAAATATCCGTCTGTATCAGAACCGAGTTGTAGTGGTAATTTCAGGCCAACTAATTGTTTATTTTTATTAGTTAAAGAAATTTGACTTTTTTTCTGATTAGGATTTGAAATTTCGATAGCCATTATTTTATTTCACCTTTAAAAAGTTTAACAACAGATTTTTTTGATTCAGGACTTGGTACATTAGCTGATTTATAATTTGATTGTTTATGTTTTACACTACCTTTAGCTTCTAAAGAACCTCCTTGACCAGAACTTGATTTTAAATCAAGGTTTGGAATAACAACAACATTTTCTAATTTGTCGACAGGTACACCTTCTACCGTAGCTTCTTCAGTGAGACTTCCTATAATACTATTAGTTGTTTTTATACTATCAATTTTTATAGGTAACTCTTGCTCTACAATTCTAAACTCTTGTTTTGTTAAAAAATTTATAAACGCGTTAGAAAGTTTAACTGATAAATCTTTCATGCTTTTTTTAGCTAATTCATCCATCTGAGATTCTCCACCCATAGAAGCTACATAAGCGTCATATATTTCTTTATCCAATGACATTTATTTATTCCTTGTTTTTTCCATACTTTTCTTTAAGATACCACTAAAATCTCTATCGAATAAATTTTTAACTTCTGGAGATTCTTGTGGAGCTATTATATCACTATTATTCATATTTTCACCCATCATATTACCATATTGTGATGACATAACTTCGTTCATTTTACTTGAGTCATAAGTTCCACCACCCATTGTTTTCCATTCTTCCGATTGTGCTGTTTCATTTAATACATCATTTAATACTGAATTGTTTGTATATGATTTTTCTTCAACAACTTTTTTTCTCGATTGTGGTTTCACAACTTGTTTAGTTGGTTTTGTTATTTCAGTAATTACTTCTTGAATTGCCATTGCAACTTCTTCTCTAACAATTTTTCTTATTACTGTTCTTATGTTTGTTTTCTTTTTCATACGCGTTCTATTTGCCTCCTAGCTTATTTTTTTCTATAAAATGGTGTTTACTTAAAAAAGGTGTGGCTTCTGGTGTTTGTAACTTACCAAGTATTGTAGATAATTTACCTATTGTACCTGGATCAGGTGGACCAGACATAGCCGGTGAATTAGCAGTTGTTTTTAAACCCATAACTGCGTTCGTTAAATCTTTTAAAATCTCTCTCAATTCGTTACCTAACACAAGTGGTTGTTCCTCTTTTTCCGATTCTTCTCCTAAATAAATATTTTTAGATTCAATAATTGTGCTATTATTTGTATATACTTTTACATTATTTGCACTACCTATATTAACATTCGCTATAGATGAAATAGTAAAATCACTATTTTTAGAATTAAATGTAATTTTATTTGAATTAATTAAAATTTGACCAATTGGTTCATCTTGAAAAGATATTTGTCTTTTATTATCATCAACATTGGAAGCTAAATTAAATTCAGGAAATGTATCAACATAATCTTCTCTAGCAAAATCATCACTATAAAACCAATGACTTAAAGTTCCTTCCTCACCACCTTCAAGACCAGTACCACTTGTCATAGCTATTAATGTTTCGTCTTCAAATGTTTCTCTACCAAAACCTTTTAATTTATTATTGGACAACATCATATAAGGTAATTGACTACGCTGTCCAATTCTAATACTATTTCCATGTCTACCCTCAAATAATAAATCACCGACAGGATAATCAGCTGAAAAGTTTTCATCCATTAAATCAGATTCAATTCCAATTTGGTCTAAAATATTAATTGGATATTTTTCACTTCTTTCAACGGTATTTGGATTCCATATAAATCCAGGACTTACATTATATAATTGTAAAATGTCTGTAGATACATCAGAGTCATCTATTTCTGTTTCTAAATCTGGGTTAAAATTTGGACTATTAATAGTATTAAGAGGTCCTAAATAATAGTTTACATTACCAAAACTACATAGTAATACTTGGTCACCTCGTGTAGGCACATCAACTACTCCTCGTAGTAAAGGTATGTAAATATCTGATTGAGCTTGTGATAATATTTTATTAGTCCTAGCAGTATTATCATGAGATTTAGTAGCTTTTATAGCGTTTAAATACAATTTATTGTTACCCATTTCTTTAAAAAGAAAATGGTCTCTACTAGCTATAACATCAACAACTTGACCTGTTACAAATTGTATGGGAAAAGTATTTGAATCTGAGTTTGATATTTCTGTAACAAACATTAACTATCTCCCAATAAGCCTTTTGAATTTTCTTTGACCACTTGAGCTTTGTCATTTATCTTTTGTAAATCTTCGACATCTTCTTGTAAAGCATTTATCAAATCTTCTTTTTCAGCATCTGATAACAAAAATGATTCTTCACTAGAGGAAGAAGATTTAGATATTATTCTTTGTATTACTGAAGCTAGTTTTACTAAATGTTCATCATTTTTTACAGCTATATCCATATATTCTTTTATAATAGGAGCAACCATAACTACATCATCTATAGTTGTAATAAATCCATGAATTTCTGAGATTAATAAATCAATTTGTTTCCTTCTATCGCTCGTATTTTTATAGATATCATGTGTCAAGTCTTCAAAGGATTTCCCCTCAAAGATTTCATCTTTAGACTTCATTCAATTCTCCTAATTTCAAATTTAGCACCTGTACTCTTATATAAATATGATATACATAAAAAAAGGGAAAATATATATTACATTTTCCCTTTATTATTAATAATTAGTATTTAAACTTAGATTTTAGAAGAATTTTAAATTACTATCGGTTATTATCGTTCCATTTTTATGATATTGTTTAGCTAATACGATATATTTTCTTTTTAATTCATTAACAACTCTCGTTATTTGAGTAGTTTTAACACCAGTCATTTCTCTAACTAATAGATATATACTTTTTTTGTTAAAATTTTCTATCTCATCTCGTTTTTGTAGTAACTCTAATATAGCGAAAGCTATAGCTATGTCTCTTTTTTTCTTAAACATATTTTTTATATTATTTTCAAAATAAACTATAAGTTCTTCCATCAAATCGGTTATATCAACTTGTTCATGTCTAGGTTTATTATTTAAAGCTTTGACATCAGTGTGAGTTTTATATTTTTTATAATTTGTATTATTATGTAATATTAAATAATTTTTAGCGACTATAGAAAAATAACTAAAAGCTTTAGAACCTTTTGTGTGGTCATATTTATGAATATTCATAACCATAAAAGCTACTACTTCATTTTTAACATCCTCAAATGGGTCGTCAAAATAAGTAAATTTAAATGTATTAATTATGTTTTCAGCCAATTTATCAAAAGCGTAGTGAATTTCATCACGATATATTTTATTTCTTAAAGCATGATTTTCAGGATTACTATTATATACAACAATAGCGTTCTGGACATCTTCGTCAAAATACATGTTACTTTTCTTCTTTTTTCTGCCCATCTTTATTCTCCTCGTTGTTTTCATTATCTATATTTTCTTCAAAAACATTATTTAATAATATTTGAATATCTTTTAACTGTTCAAAAAAGAACCCTACTTCATCATCAGATTCAAAGTGACCTGAATCATCTATAGTTTTCATTTTCTGTGTAGCAATTGCTATAATATTTTGAAATTGTAATATTAAATTTTCATATTGATTTATTCTCCTCAAAGCGTAATATACTGTAATTGAAGAAAGAATACTAATTAATATGAATAATATAAAAAAGAACCACCACATATTATCTCCTAATTAGAAAACAATTCATCAAATTTATTTTTGAGATTGTCTACTTGTTTTTGTTCTTGTTTAGTTTTAGGTACACTTGTGTTAACTACCACTTCCTCTTTACTACTATGTTGCCATTGTTCATATTCAATCCTTGTTGTAGCCATATCAGCTTGATGAAGAATATGTTGCATGTTAGATTTTAATTTCTTTTCAGGAGCGTATGATTTAAGATATTGAATATTACCTTCATCATACATTCCATCTGTTAATTTAATTCCAATGTATTCATTCTGTGTCATTGATATTCCATATTGATTTAAAATCCAAATACCTCTATCAGGAGCTGTCATGAATTTTAAATCAGGATTATTTGTATAAATTTTTCCTTGATTTTTTCTATGCCATTCCGATGGGTTGGGGATATAATGGTCTTGTTCTAAATCACCAACTTTACCTAAGTCATGATGAAGAGCTGCAAATATTAATTCTTCAACTGTATAATCATCAACATAAGCTCCGTTATCTTTCCATATTTTATAAAACGCTAAAGAATATTTAACAATATTTAATATGTGTTGAACATAACCACCAGGTGTACAAAGATGAAAATGTTCTTGACCACTAGCTGGAGCGAACATCATTCTATCTTTTAAATCATTATATAATACTAAAAGTTTTTCTTTCCGTTCACCGTCAAATGTTCTTTCTATAAGTTGAATTAATTTATCCCAATTTTGTTCCAATTGTTCTGGTGTAATTTTCATTATTTTACTCCTTCATGATATTCTTTTTCTAATTGTAAAGCTCCGTCTAAAACATTTTCCCAAGAATCAACATATTCGACAGGATCTTTTCTACCTAATTGATGAAAAGCTAATATTCTTTCCACATCAGCTCCTGATTTACCACTTGACCTTCCTTGCTCATCAGGATTATATGATGTATTCGTATTGGCGAATATTGTATCAAAATCAACTTCATCAAGTTTGTCAATTGATTTTTGAGCATCTTTAAGTATGGTGTATTTATCACCCTCTAAATATGGAAGATAAAAATTTACTTTATCACTATCCCAATTACCAATTTGAAAAGCTTTTTCGATAGCTTCATAAAATTCAGGTCTACAATCTGGGTAAATAGCATGGTCACCTGAATGTACACCCAACCCAATATTTATTATTTCGTTAAATTTATTAGCTAATGATAAAGCGTATCCATAAATAACAGAAGCAAAAATAGCGTTTCTATTTGGAACTACTGTGGCTTTCATATTATCTTGTTCATAATGTCCTTCTGGTACTTCTACATCATCAGTAGTCAAAGCTGAATCAAATACTGACATAGCACCTGATATATCTGATATTATCTGATGTACTTTATATCCTTTGGATTTTAAATATTCTATATTAGAATTAGCTCTTTCTAATTCAACTCTATGTTTTTGTCCGTAGTAGAATGATAAACAATATACTTCGTACCCTTTAGCTAATAAATGAACTAACAATCCTGTTGAATCCATTCCACCTGACAATGATATAACTGCTTTTTTCATATTCTCTCCTATTAAAAAAATGTGTTTGTTATTACTTTATTTTCTTGATTTGGATTACTTAATTTTAAATACAAAGGTTCGTATTTATTATAAACTTCTATCGGTGAATCTGATTTAACCATTTCATCAATTGAATTAAGTAATGTAAACAAATCTCTATTTACTACTTGTTCTATTAGTCCATCGTGACTATTCATAATTTCTTTTACTCTATCTATACACTCAATTAGAACATATAAATTATGTGTTGACATACAAGCGAAAGCTGACCTTGTCCATTCGAAAATATCTTTATAT